GGGCAAGAATGTTGAAAGCCAGGCTTTTAGCATTATTGCAGGGTGGCCCTGATCCTATATGGGATGAAAGCGACCCTATCTATGCTAACTGGCAACAACGGCCAGAGAAGCATAGAGCCGCCCGCTTTCTTGAGTTACTCAAGACGGTAGACGGTATCTTCTTGCAATGTTATTCGGCAGTGCCAGAAGAAAAGTGGACATGGCGAAAATTCGAAATGTTCACGTTAAAGAATTTATCGTCTCTTATAGGCGATGAATTCTTTGATGGGGACGTCGCGGTAGAATACCACGACGTAACCATGAGGTTTACCGAGCTCAAGAGAGCCCGGAAAACCTTTAAGAGCCTCTCCAACACAGAAGTGCTGGCGGAAGTTCTTGGCCATAAGCAGAAACGCAGAGCGCTTTTGCCTAACTGGCTAGGATTCTGGTTGCCCAGATGGGAATATACCAGGTCCTATGAAGAAACGTTTCAGCTCACACATGCTGATTCGGTTCTTTGCCAGACTAGGGGCTGCGGTCAGCCCCCAGACCTGGTTAAGATGCAGTCTAAAAGAAAATTCCTTAAGACTGTATCCACTAACCCAGAACCTCTGTCAGACACGGAAGTCTTGGTTATGCGTGCGGCAATTCGTCATTTAGATGACGAAATACCGTCTGAAGTGTTCACGGGCCTTGATACCAAAGCTCGCGTCACTATCAACGCCAACGCCTGTTGGGAAAACACCCAGCAGGACGGTGGAACTCTCGACGCCATAAGTAATATTGTCGTCGACAGTCAAGTAGGAGTTCCCTGTGAAATCAGAGACCTCTTTACTGGAGAGATCACCTCCACCAAGACATTGGAGGAAGTGACTCCTGGAACCTACGTCTTTTGGCGCTGCCTAAGCGAGGTTCTCAAGAAGTCGCCGACGGAACTCCGTAAGGCGGCTCTTGTAATGATCTCCGAGCCTGGAAAGGGCAGGACGGTCACAAAGGCGAGTGCACCACTTAAAATAGTGTTGGACGTCGTCAACAAGATCTGCTCGCACCCGCTGAGCAAGATCCAGTCATCCAAGAGCGGGATGGGAAAATCCTCTCACGCTTGGAATTCCTTTAAATCAGCGTGGACCGCTGAAGGAAAGGATTACGTGTTCAATGTCCTCAAAGAGGACCGTGAATCACGACCTGATGGTAGCACGGTGATTACCCGCTACTATAAGGATTTGTGGAACTCTTCAACAGATTATGAAGAGGCCACAGACTCGACTCACCACGAGGTTGCTCGTGAGTTAGCCAAGTACTGGATGAAACGGTGTGGTATACCACCGATCCTCCAGACAATCGTATTTGGGACATGCTATGTTCCCAGACCGATTGTTTTCGAGGCCCATGGAAGTATGTCCGACTATGGGTCCGAATGGAATCTCGACTCTCCGTTTGAAAATGAGAGATTCGTGATGCTTCGTAAGGGAATCCTCATGGGAGACCCTCTTACGAAAGTCATTCTGCACCTGATAAATATCTTGGTGAGAGTGACTGGGGCAAATTATGCCTCACCCGCCTTTATAGAGAAAGTCTTCCCTATGGAGTCGGGTTCCATTACCGATTACATTAAACGTTATTCGGTAACGGATCCGTCCGGTGCCTACGCACCGTCGGTCGCGTCAGTACTTGAGGAAGCCTCCGGTAGCAGCGCGCCTGTCGTAAAGACAGATGTCGGTAAGTATAGGGATGTCCCCCTACCTGCCGATACTCGTACGGAGCCTGTCC